ATCAAAACCATTGTATTTATAAAATTGTTCTCCCCTACCCATTAATCTTTCTCCAGTCCAATCAGCTGAGTAATCATCAGACATAGAATCTAAAAATGCTCTAAAATGTATAAATATCTTTTCTGAGGGGTTATCATTTTGAATAATTCCAATTCTAAATTTAACTAGGTCATTTTTATCTGTGTTTGAAGTAACAACACCTGATTTATATAGTCTTAAAGAGTTTATTTTATCTAGTTCTCCTATACCCTTTTGATAATTAGCTAGTTGTTCTTTAGTTTTTTTCCTACCAGGATTTCCTAAACCAACTCTTTGTTCTATATTTTTGTTAGTATAATCTAATCTAAAGGCTTTAGTTTTAGGATCATCACTTTTAGTTCTAAAATCTTCTTGAATACTAGGATTATTTCCAGTAGGAGTATTATATCTATCTGGTCTAGATTTATCATTTAACCCATTACCTACTGTATTTTGTGTAAATCCAGTTTTTAGATTAAATGAAGTTAGAGGATCATTTACTTCAGATGCAAATTTTGGAGTTGCTCCTAGTTTACTTTGTAAGCTTAATGTTATATCTGATTTATCAGTTGGAGAAGTATATTTACTTTCATTATAAACATTAAGATTAAAAAACCCATTTGCTATAGAACCTCCAACTACATATGATCCTGTAGTATAATTTAAATCTGGGTTGTTTAGGCCTGTTCTGTTTTTAGCTAAAGGTATTCTAGTTTTACCAATTCCTAATATTGAACCAGGACCACCTTGATAATTAAATAATTCAGGAGAGTCTGTTTTAGTATTGATTTTACTACTAACAAATCCTTCTAATTTACTTTTATATTGAGGATTTGTTGTTATTTCAACATATGTAGGTTGACCTAATGGATCTGAACCACCAAATAATTCAAATATACCTCCCCCATTTTTTCCTATACCTTTAAATGGATCAATTCCTTGTTTATTTAAATGTAGACCTAAGGAATTACCAGCGGACTGTAATAGAGTAGAGGTTGGTAAGTATACACCGTTATTTAATGCTTTACCTTTACCATCTACGGCAACTGAAGTACGTGATAATAAATTTTCTTTGGCTATAAATAAGGGACCTCCAAGTGATTTAAAATCAAAGAACATTTTAGCTAACCTAGAAACATCTCTAGCCGCTTTACTAGGTACTAAAGTTCCACCTCGTAAAATGACATCTGGTCCCCCAGTTCGTCCTACATCTGAAAAGCTATCAGGTATATCTGTTTTGATATATGGTTGGCCACTAGAGCCACCTCCTATTCTATCTTTCCCATAACGTAGAGACTTTAAATTTGTTGTTAAATTAACTAGTCCCATTTAATTATATTATTCAGGTAATCTGTCGCTATATTTTTCTGGTGTTTCACCATCTAAATCAAAGCTTGATTGTGCTGGTGTTAACTTAGTTTCATCTAATTCTACAGGTTTTGGTGATTGACCATTTCCTCTAGAAAATATAGATCCTACTGATTGTAATTTGTCTAATAATCCCATGATTTTATTTTATTATAAATATTATACTATTGAACTTCATATAAACCAACAGGAGATAATTCTGGTTTTTTGGAATTTTGTCCTATTAAAGTAGCTAATAATTCGTTTGTTTTATTGGCTTGTTTAATCATTGGAGAATTATCTGATAGAGGTATAACCGCTTCAGGTCCTGCTTCACCTACAACAGCTCTAGTTGGTCCTGTTACTACACCTCCATTAGCCATCATTATTTCCTTCATTGAAGGTACTCCTGCAAATTCTCCTATCGCAGCAAATCCAGGAGGTAAAATATCAGTTGGTTTCATATTACCAAATGCTGATTTTGTTCCCGAAAATGAAAAATCTCCTGAAAGCATGGAGAGTACATCCCCTATAGCATTTCCTATTAATGTTATTAATCTAAATACTGGGGATAGGCCTTTCATTATAGGTCCTATTATTTTAAATACACTTACTAGAACATCAAAAACAGGCATTAAAGCTTCACCTACAACCACAAAAATTTCTTTCAATTTATCTATTGTAGCACTAAATTTATCAGCCATTCCTACTTGTTTGGATAAACCATCAGCTCCCTTTTCTTCAAGAATTCTTAGAGCTTCTTCTTCACCTACTCTAGCTTTTAAAGTTTCAAAATCTTTTTTAGCTTGCTCTGCGTTTTTACCTGTAAGTTTTTGTAGTTTTGCTTGAGTTGCCAGGGTTTTAGCTAATTCTTCTCTACTCATACCAACAGATTTTGCTAAAGCATCTTGTTGGATTCTATTAAGTTTAGTAAAGTCTTTTGAAGAGCCTATTTGTTTATTAATTTCACGGGCTACCCCTGCTATATTATTATCTAATGCAAACTGTCTAGCTTTTTCTAAATTAATATCTTTACCTAAAAGTAATTCTGCTTGAAGTTCATTTGAAATAGAAGATTCAAAATCTAACATACTATCAGCAATGCCCTCTACTTTAGATAACTCCATACCTAAAGATTTTGCTGTAGCGGCTGCTTCTGCTATTAATCCTGGGTTTTTACCTAAAGATAAAGTTGTAGCATAAGAAATATTTCCAATTTCTTTAAGAAGTTGTTGTTCATTAAGTAAAACACCGTTTTGGGTTGATGAGATTTTAGCTTGTGCTAAAAATTCACCTGTAACTTCTTTAGTAGACTTTTTACTACCAATCATTATACCTGCTAACCCTTTTAGTTCATCATTAGTAAACCCAGCCATTGTTCTGAGTTTGGTAAATTCAACAGCCATATCTTCACTTAACATGCTATTAGTACCTAATGATTTATTTATAGCACTAAAAGTTTCAGATATACCTTTAGAAGTAACAAATATACTACCAGAAGATTGGGCTACTGATGTCATTTCTTGTTTCATTCCTAAAGCCTCATTATAGGAAATACCGAAATTTTTAGCCATGTCAGCAACTATCTTATCAGATGCTTTAATAGCCATAAATAATTCAACTAATAAACCTACGGGACCTAATGCTTTAGTAAGCATTTTACTTATAGCAGGACCTAATACTTTTAAACCTGCTCTTAGGGGAGAAGTTGCACTTTTAGCTAACCCAGATTTTCCAAAAAGTGCTCCTGCTTTTTTAGAAGCAACCCCTCCTGCTAATTGTTTTCCTTTTTGACTAGTTAATAATTTTTCAATTCCTAGTTCTTTAATTTTATCTTTAGTTAGTTTATCCCCACTTTTCATGGCCACCTTAAGACCTTCTTTTTGTTCACTAGTAATACCCTTTAACATTTTTAAGTTTTTAGGGTTTACTTCACCAAATGAGTCTAAATTAGATTTAGCCATTTTTTGAGATGCCTCACTTGCTTCTTTGAATGGGTCCGATAATGCTGATAAACCTGGGATTTTCTTGGTTAGATCATCCATAAAACCAAAGGTTTTAACACCAATATCACCTTTAATTTTTTTAGTGGTTTCACGAATTCGAGCCATTGTTTTCTCAAATTCTTTTTGTGTGGATAAATTATCTTCAAATTCTTGTTGAACCTTAGGTGCTAATCTTCCACTTTCAACTGCTATTCTTAAACTTTCATATTCTAGTTTAGCTTTTTTTTCTAAATTCTTTAATTGGTTATCATCAATTAAAAGTCCTTGTTGATTTTCATAAGCAATATCCCTTGCTATTTTTTCTATACTTTTAAGAGATTTTTTAGCGTATCCTAACTCAGTATTTTGAGTTGATAATTCAGCTATACTATCACGGAAAGATTTTGATATATAAGATAAGCTATTATTTACCTCATCTAAATCAACTTTTAGTTTTTGAATTTCTCTTCTAGCAGCTCCTATTTGTTTCTCATCAAATACAGGAGGAGTATCCATTCTCCCTAGTCTTTTATATAGAGAATCAATTTGTTCATTTAAGTCGTCAAGTTGTTTTTTAGCGTCCTTAGCCATATAGAATTGTATATGTTATAAATATTAAAAAAAGCAACTACTTATAGCTGCTCTTTCCTTTATATTCTTGAGAAGATTTTAAAAATTCTGGGGTATTTACTTTACCATCAGAAGAAACTAATGTTTTTGTTCCCTTTTTTCCTGATTTAGCGTTTTTAATTTGTTCCTGTTCTTCTTCATAAAAATTATTTATCTCTGAAAGAGTAAATTTTCTTAACCAAATAGGCATATTATAAACTGTATTATAATCATACCCTCCTTTACCATGGAATACTATGCTATGGATTTGTCTAAATAAAAGTATTCTATATTCTGGGGCTATTTCAGGCGTCAGGCCAAAAAAAGTTAAGTCCAATAGGGACTGTAACTACCTCCCCTCCTTCAAGCGATACAGACATATCAATATCAGGACCTAAGTCACTTATATATTGTCTAAATGCTCTAGCATCCCTAGCTAAAAAATAATTATCAACAAATTCCCTAATATCTTTAGAATCATCTTTTCCATCTACTGAAAGAATAACATGTTTTAATCTAGTAGTTAGTTCTGAAGAGGAATTAGGGTGGATTTTTTTAAGGCCAGCTAATTCACGTTCAATTTTCTTTTCATCATGACCATTTAAAAATTTAAATTCTAAAACAGTCCCGGTATTTTCTAATTTATAAATAAATCTGTTTTCCCCATTTTCAAATAAACTTTCATCTATAGGTTTATTTTCAAGTTCACTTAAATCTATTTTTTCTTCTTTACCCGCAATTGTTACAACATAATCCTTACCATATCCCAAGATACGTGCTGCTACAAATAATGCATTTTTATCACCCACAAATAAATCTTTAGTATCTATATCTTTATTAACTATTAGTGATTCCAATAATTTATCTAATACTGTACCATTTTGAATGTATTTTTGGTTTGTTAGAATATCCTCTTCTTTAGCAGTCATATATCTTAATTCAACTTTACCACTTGATAAGGGAGAGTCTTTAGGATATAATAATCCTTTAGATGGTAATTCTACTTCTTCGGTTGGGAATTTAAATTCGGCCATAATCTTTATTTAATTAAAACTTTTTTATCGTTAATAAATACTAAAAAGGAAAGTTCTTAAAACGGGTTAGTAATTATTTATTTATTTTATTTTCAAATTTATCAAATCTTGAATCTATTTGCCTATAAATTTCATCAATTTGATTTTGGTATTCTAATCGTAAATCATTAATATTACTATTAAAATCTTTACCGATTTCATCTATAGCTAAATAAGCATTATCTACAGATTGGTTAACATCTCTAACTTTGGTTTTCACCTTAAACACTCCTATCGAAGCATACCCTACTAAGAATACACCTACTGTGGATAGGACACCTAAAACAAATTCTAAATTTTCCATATCTTATTATTTTTAAATGTCAAAGAACTATTCCTTTTAGTATTGACGTTCAATATAAAAAAAAGCTTGACCGAAGCCAAGCAATTTTTTGAGGTATGAGGGTTGGGTAAATTTTTAGAAATTCAATACACAGTAATCTGGTTGAACTGTCATTGTAAGTTCTTGAGCAGCATTTTCAGTATCCCAATTGAAATCTCCAAATGAAGCTTCTGTAATCATTGCTCCTTTGATAATCCATTCTGATACAATATCACCTACAGGTCCCAATACATTTACAGTTAAGTCTTTCTTGTAGAAATCACTATAACCATCACGACCAGTTACTGATTCGTGGTGTAAACGTACCCATTCCATTACTGCTTGAGCACCAGAAGGAGTAATAGGATCAAATAATGTAAATTCAATTGTACCCCAAGTTGTTTTCCCTTTAACATAACGTTGTACGTTAATATGATTTAAAGGTACTGAACCTTGGCTTACAGATACGGCTCCTACACCTTTCATGATGTAAGATGGGAATCCATCAACGTAAAGAATAAATCTATTCTTTTGTTTTGGCTCAAATGCCGTGTAAAATATTTCGTTAGGATCTAATACTGCCATTTTATGTTTTTATTTTATTATAAATATTCTAATTTTTAGTTTTTATTCAGGAAATACTGCTCCTGTTGGTAATACGTTGAAATCTAGCATAATAAATTCTGCTGTTCTAGTTGGTTGCAAATAAATTTGACCTACTAATTGATTTCTATCTATTACATCTGGAGTATTATTAGTATCATCCATTACTACTTTAAATGCGTACAATCCTTGTCTTTGTTGTACTGATTCTAAGTAAGGGTTCACTTGTGCTAAGAAAGTATTTCTTGTAGCAATTGTGTTTTGTTCAAATACTAAATTATCAGACACCTGCGATATATATCCTTTTAAGGCAATTAATAATCTACGTACATTCACACGGTCTAATGCGCTAGCTCGTTTCTGTAGCGTTTTTTGTCCAAATACTACAACCCCACTTCCTGGGAATGTTGCAATTGGATTAATATTAGCTTCGTATAATGAATCTCTATTTGAAGTTGTTAATTTTCTTTCTGCTTTAGTTACATTTCCAAGAGCTCCTCTTGTTAATCCTGCAGGTGCAAACCATGCATCACTTGAAGCATCTGTAAAAGCATATACACCAGGAATCATTGCTGAAGCTGGTACCCATACTGATTGTGCTGTATTTGGATCAACGGTTTGTAACCATGGCCAGTAAGTAGCAGCATATGAACTATCAAATGCCGAAGAATTTTCAAGCATAGTAGCAATGTTTGTGCCATATCCATCTAAATCTACAACAGCAATACAATCTTGACGAGCTTCTGCAACATTAACTAATGATGATACTTGTGCTCCGTGGTCAGAATGATTTAATCCTGGGGCTGTTAATAAATTAAATTTGTAATCGTCTTTATTATTTAATAAGGAGATTGATGTGTTATAATCTGTAGCAGCTAATCCTTGAATATCACTTGAAGTGATTTTATCGTAAAATTTAGCATCAGCACCAAATAAATCTCCAGTAGCTCCATTAAAAGAGCCTGATCCTACTTGTGGTAAACTAGTAGTAAATTCTGATTTTGCTGCTCCAGCATTATCAAAATAATCTGGTGTTTTTGCTGTTACTGATTTTACTCTTATGTATTTACTTTTATTAGTATATTCTCCTGTTGATTGTACATAAGAATCAGCACCGTCTGTTATTATTGAATAACTAGTATTACCAATTACTTTTTCTATATAATTTGGAGCTTTTGGGTCTAATGATAAATTACCCCAAGTTTCTAATATAGATTTATTTCTTTGAGTATCATTACCTCTACGAACAATTAAACTAAAAGTTCCAGAGCCTGAGTTTGATGATGCTATTTCCCATCTAATATTATCTATAGATCCACTAGCTAAAGCACCATTTCCTACTTCTGAACCTGAGTTATTCATAATAACACCCTCTGATAGTGTTGCTAATTCAAATGGAGTTTCGTTTACAATATCATTCCCTGTTAATACATAAGAAATATCGTTTCCTCCTCCTATTAATGCGTTTCCAACTGAAATTGTTTCACCAACAGCGTATCCTGATCCTGCCGATATAATTGTAAAGCTATCTACTTTTACTTCGAAGTCATTTCCTTGGCTTAATTTAAATACTATATCAGTAGATGAACCTATAGCACTTCCTGTTACGTATAATTCATCATCAACGGCATAACCACTTCCTTGAGTTGTTACATTAACTCCAGTAATTGTTCCATTAGCTGCTATTTCTAATACAGCTCCTGAACCTGTACCATTAGTAGTAGTAGGGACGTTTGGATAAGTATTATCGGCAACTCCTGCGGAATCTGTGGTAATAGAAGCTAATAAAGCATCTGCTACATTTGATAAAATTCCTTGTCCAATTCCTTTTACTATATTAGCAGTAGCATCTATACCTACAAGAGATCCTGTTAAAGGGATATTATTGTAGGGATTGGCTACTCCTTCATTACCTCCACTAACTGAAAGTTTTTTTAAAGATAGATTTCCAGTTTCAACTAAATTGTATAAATCAGAAGATGTAGCATCTGTAAATGCTCCTTTTGATACTCTAGTTACTAATAATGATTTTCCTCCTTGAGAAAAATAATTGTTAGCTGAAATTGAAGACAAATAAGTGTATTCTGATGATCCGCTAGTGATTGCGCCACCGAAAATTGCTTGATATTCGCTAAATGAGGTTACTAAAGTAGGGATACCTACAGGGCCTCTAGCAGCAGGTCCTACGATAGCAGCTCCTGCTTCTATTGGTTGACCTTGGATAAAAGATTGATCGTTTTCGCGAGCCAACACACCAGGTGAAATTAATGTTTCTGCCATTTTATAATGTTTATTTTATTATATTTATTTATAAATATTAAAGGGTTCCTCAAAAAACTAGGAACTAATTGGGGGATGATAAATCTTCTTTTTCTGGTAAGGTAATTTCTCCAGTATTTAAATTGATTTTTCCATCTCCATATTTTTTACTTAAACTACTACCTAATTCACTTTGTTGAGAAGATAATAATTTATACTGTTCTACTAAACTTTCTTTCTGTAGTGTTAATTCCCCTATAGAATAGATAATATTATTACCTTGTTGTTGAAAATCTTGTAATTTTTTTAATTCTTCTTGTGATAACCTTTTCATTGATTTGTTTTTACTTTATTATAAATATGAATAAAATTATTTAAATTCTAATAATTTTGAGATTACTTTATAAACTCTATTTGGTTTTATATTTTTATGACAGATGTGTTGAGAGTTAGTATTAGGATGTCTAGGACACCAATCCCAGTCCCCTTTATCAAATTGAACTCTTGGATCAACCCAACAATTATTACATACGGAATAATCTTCTACTTTAGTTAAACCACGAGTAAATTCATACCCATAAGGTAAAAAATTATTTATCATTAATGTAGGTTTATTCATTGCCCAGTTAAACCAAGATATTCCTGAGCCTAAACCTATAAAATATTCCGCATGGTATAAATAATTAAAAGTATCTGTCCAATTTAATTTTGGCATATTGATAATATTATTTTTATTGCGGTCTTCATAAGATATATCAACTAATTTATATCCTTTTTTATTTAACATTAAAGCTAATTCTTCCCAATAATGATAAGGCCACTCCTTTAAAGCTGCTGTTGAATGGGGAGCAATACAAATGTATTTATCTTTAATTGGTCTTTTTTTAGGTTTAATATTAACCCCATAATTTATTTCTTTATAAGGTAAGCCTAAAATATCAGTAGCTGATTGAATTAGGGGGATTGTATTTGGGGAAGTTGGGTGGTAATTTCCTTCATCCCATTTCCCGTTAGTCATAAACCATCCTAACTTATAACATGCATAATATTCCCCATACTCTTCAGGATTAATAAAAGTAATATTTTTATATTCTGGTATGTTTTGGAAAAAATGGTTATGAAAAGTAGATAAAGTAACATTACATTCATATTTTTTAGCAAATTCTACAACTTGAGGAACCCATGCTAAAGTATCTCCTATTGACCTGGAATCTAAATTAATTTTAATGTTTTGGTTTTTAATATCCCATTTGTAAACTATATTCCCATTTATTTTAATATCCCAGGGTATATACCATCTTTTATTGCATTTAGCCCACATATTATTTTTAATAGTGGTAGAATGTTCTGTTACATTTGTCTTACTATTAATAAATTCAATTAGGTATTCTTTAGATTCTTCCCCCTTAATTTCTACTTTAGGTTCATAATTAAAAGAAATTATTATTTTATTTTTCATCTAATAAAGAGGTATAAAATTTAATATGATTATCTGCAAAAGTTTGCATATTATTATCTATATCATAATCGCTATATTTAATAGGTGAATGAATAATATCTACTAAATTATAAGCATCAGTAAAAGAATCTCCTGTTAATTCTGAAATAAAAGGGGTGTATTCTTCCCCATAATGGTCTAAATTGTTAGCCATTATTTTAATATTGTTAGAAATAGCTTCTTTTAATACAATGGGATTACATTCCCAAGTAGAAGTAAATAACATTAAGTCAGCTAATTTAAAATAATCTTTAGTATTATCTTTTTCTCCCCAAACTATAACATTAGGTGGAATACTTTCCATTAATGGTTCCCAATAATCTTTAAAATTTGGAGCTTGATTTCCTATAAAATGGAATATATAAGTAAACCCATACTTATCATATAGCCTTTTTGCTATGTCTAAAGCATAACCTTGATTTTTTCCTGAGGTCCATAGTCCTATATTAATTATATGAAATTCTCCTTTGCGTCTATACCCTATTTTATCTAAAAACTCTTCTTTAGATTTAGAAGATTGAATACTAGGGTCTATAGGAAATGATATTAAAGATTTTTTAGCATTTTGGTCTTTAAAGGTATTTTTTATATGGTAAGGTGTAACACAGGCATATCCATTGGGTTCATGTAATTTATTTTCTTTAGGGTTAAAATAAATATTATGACATGTTTCTATAACTTTCCAAGGGTGAGAAGAATCATATAACTCCTTTTGTATTTCAGGATCAAATAAATTTCCACTATCAAATCCCTCTGGAATTTCTTCTATATGGATTATATTAATATTTTTTTCATAACAAAAATTAGTGATGGATTTTTTAGCTTCATCATTACCTGAAAAGCTATAAAAGTTTTTACCAACTAATTTTTGTATTTGTTTTCTTTGTACAACATATTCCATGCTATAACATTTCCATTCAATTACATAAATTTCAAAGTTACTATATTGTTGTAGTGCCTGTATTCGTTTTAGTAAAAACGCAGGCATTCCTCCAGTACTTAGATGTGGTGCTATAAATAAAACTTTCATTGAACTATAATATAAAAACCTTTTTTTAAATTATCACGGAATATCATTAATATTTCCTGTGGTTTCGGTTGTAATTGTAATTTTTGATTTAGAATTTAATTTTTTAATTGCATTTAAATCTTTTTGCATTACATCGGGAACGATATAACCTCTTAAATTAATATCAAAATTACTTTTAACTAACCTATCTTGCCCTGCTGTTACTTCAGCGGCTGTAGAAAAAGAATTTACTCGGGCATTAAATTTAAATCTTTCAGGATTACCCCAATAGGAATCTGAAGCATATTCTACTGATTCAATTATTTTATTTAGTTGTTCCATATAATATGTTTGAATAATACAACTATATGTAATATCTAGATAGTCAGGAACCACTACAGTATTAAATTGTGTAGTAGGGATTCTATTATTTAATAAATTAAAATTATTGTATGTGTTTTTTGGATTAAAATCTTTTTGGAATGTACCATATAAATTGGGGGAATTAGAATCTAATTTATTATATGTGCTTCTATCTTTTGTAATAGTATCTCTTTTAATTACTATAATAGGTAACATTACTGATCCTCCTTTATCTCTATAATATCCATCTCTTTGATATGATTTCCATCTTTCGGGATTACCATATATTATAGGTACTGATTTTCTATTACCATTTTGGAATACAAAAGGTTGGATTACATTATTAAAATAATAAAAAACAGCTTCATCAATATCTTTAATACCTACAGAATAAGTTTTTGATGTCTCTCCCTTTTGGCTAATTTTAGTTGATCTATTAAATTCAATTCCTGTTTGGGATTTATTGGGGTTTATGTCTTTGTTAGGATTTCCCCTTTTAGTATCAAATGCTGTTTGCAATCCTTTACTAATTTCTTGTTGTTTTTTTGGATATGGTTTAAAGTCAGGCATTAAAATCTTTCTTTATATGGTGAAATTGCTACTTTATCATTTGGTATTTTATGAGCTTTAATTATAATAGATAAGTTAGTACCAAAATCTTCTAATCCCGGGTTTAATGGGTTTGAAGATCCATCTGAATTGTTATTAGGATATGATGGGTTTTTGCCTACAAAATATTGATTAGAGATTGTAGAATCTACACCATAATAATTTTTTTGGTATAATATAATATCTCCTACTTCAGGTACTACATTAGCATCTACTAAATCATCTCTAAAAAAAGCAAATTCAATTCCTTGCCCAAATCCTACTCCTTCATCTGTTTCAGTATATTGTTGGTCTTCTCTATTAATTAAACAATTAAATAAAAAAGGACCATCGTAATATTTCTCCCCAGCAGCTTCACCATAAATATTTACACCAGTTTCTTCTAGTTTAAATTTATAGATAGCAGCCTGTTGAGTTACAATATCATGTATTAACTCTCTATTTAATCCTCTTATTAAACTTACATCACGTAAGCCACCAAACATTGCCATATTATCCTATATAAATTGTATACGGTACTTGTTGAAGTTCCGTTTGTTTGAATTCAGTTTCTTGTGCTCTTCGTTCTAATAATGATTTACGAGAAGTTTGATCGAAATATTCCCTTAATTTTTCTACTAAAGCTGTTTTTTCTGCTGTAGCTGCTGTAATTAAATCTGATTGGTTTAGTGTAACCTCAGAGTTTGGAATAGGAATATTACCATATTTTCCTCTTACATATCCTAACATCTCTTTAGCTAATGCTAAAGTATACTCAAATATCCATTGTCTTCCTACACTATTAATACTAGCATATGTTGGGTTATTATAAGGGGCATTAGATACATTGGTGACGTTTCCAGGAGTGTTTGTGACACTACTTTGTATTCTTTCTTCTCTTAAAATATATTCAAACCAATAATTACCACCTCCCGAAGCTGGGATAGGAAATATTCTTAATTTATTATTTTTTAATTCAAAACTATACTGGGATCTACGTATTTGATCATTTAATTCAATTGCCTGTATTGCTTGTAGATCAAAATTTAGGGGCATCATTAAGAAATTAATAGCCGGGCTCATACCCCCAAACCCAAAACTATCAAACATATTTTGGGACCCAAATCCTGTTCCTACATAAGGATCATAATATCTTGTGATTGCTGGGGATGCTTGGTAAAATACCCTTTTAATTTCAATACTACTAGATATACCTTGATCTGCAGCCCATTGAGATAAATCATAATCTTGTTGGCTTGCTGTCATTACAAATGAACCTGTATAATGAGGGACATTTCCACCACTCCCAGCTTCAGCACCATATTGTTCTGTTAGTCTTACAATAGATTCAAAATTTGGAGTAATTATACTATCATTTAGGCTATTACTCGTTGATAATCCTTCTAAGGATAATTGGTTATCTCTAATAATATGAGCATATAATTCATTACCATAAATAGTAACTGCTTCTTCAAATGCTGTAAAGAAGCTCATATCTTGAAGTTCTACATCAGTTAAAGGATACCCTAAACGTTGGGCACAAAATTTTGCTACTTTAACAGCATCTGTTTGAAAAGCATCTTCACCATCATAAAATCCAAAAGGTGTTAAACCCGCGGACCAACTAGGACTACCATTATAAATTGGTACATTCATAATATATTTTTATTTATAAATATTGGGTTAATTTTTATTATTATAAGTATAGGAACCTGATGTGGTTATTGATATACCTTTTTCAATTGCTTCCTGGTAATATTTTATTAAATCTTCTACAATAGAATCTCTGTGGTTTGTTTGTAATGTAATAGATTCTAAATTTTTGATTTTTCTTGCCGCTGTATATAAAAATTTAAAACCAGAATCTGATTTCTTTTTTAAATCTGTTTGGTGGGCATCACCACATATCATCATTTTACTTCTTAAACCTATACGTGAAGTAATCATTTCCATTTGTTGATGAGTAACATTTTGGGCTTCATCAACGATAATCATTGAATCTAAAAACGTTCTACCTCTCATAAATGACACAGGCACAATTTCTATTTTACCATCTTCAATAAGTTTTTCGATTTTAACCTTATCATATAATTGGTAAAAGTTTTGATAGATTGGTTGAACCCAAGGATCCATTTTTTCTCTTAAATCCCCTGGTAAAAATCCTATTTCTTCTTTTGACACAGTAGGTCTAGTTATTATAATTTTATCATACTGTCTTCTTAATAAACCATCTAATGCTACATTACATGCTAAAAGTGTTTTTCCACTTCCAGCTCCACCAGCTAATAAAGTAATTGTGTTTTCAAGTATAACTGCTTTCGCTTCTTTTTGTTCGGCATTAAGTTGGAGTTTGAACTTAATTGGGTTTTTTGGAATTCTCTTCGGACGATAAACGTCGTCAGTATGCGGTTTAGACGCCATAGACTTCTTAATTTAGGGGTTATACAAATAATTAATAAAAATAATAAAATTACGTTAATAAACGGGTATAGTTTAATATAAGAATATAACAAGATAAGTATAGTACCCATAACGTAGTTGTTGATTATAAATATGAAAAAGATAAAAAAACCCGGCACAAGGCCGGGTTAATTTATTAAGTATTAGTTAAATATCTACTATAGAGTATTTAAACCAGCCACTTTAATTTTACCATAGAATTCAGGACGTACCATTTTCTTAGCATATCTAGTCAAGAGACCTTTACGTGGTGTAAATGAATCTGGATCATATACTAATGGAGTCATGATTAATGGAATGTAAGGAGCAAATACAGCACCACTTTCTAAGAACTGAGTTCCTCTAAATCCTAATAAGATTTGGTTTTCAGTCATGTAAGGGTTTTTGTAAACTTTGATCTTACCACCACCTAAAGCACCGATCTTTTGTACACCGAATGCATAAGATGACTTTTCTACATCACCATCTACGTCAGCTCCAAATCCTGGAATTGATTCGATAATTGTAGATACTGATGGAGATAATACCATAAAGTTAGCACCACCTCTAAGAGTTTTCTGGTGAATAACGTTAGATAATTTCTGGATTTTAGTTCCTAATGTTTGGAACCACTGTCCTTGGCTGTTAAAGAAACCTAAGTCTGATTGTGCGATTGCACCACCAGCACCTGTAATAGCTTGGTTGTTAACTGCAGACCATACTTCAGTACCAGCAGAAGCATTTTCCATTAACATATCTAAGATCTCAAGATCGATTTCTAATGAAATGTACTCACTTAAGATAGATGTCAATTCAGCTTCAGCATCTAAAGCGTGGTAAGCGTTCAAGTCTTGTGCGAACTCAGGAGTCCATACAGCTTTTAACTTACGTGTTTTAGCTACGATAGCAGATGATTTCATCTGTACGTTAATTTCT